GCGAGTACTGCGAGCAGTATCGCGACGGGGTCGCTGGCGTCCCAGGCGTCGTCGGGGTCGTAGTCGCCGAACGTGTCGGTCATGGCGTCGGGTGAGCCTGTACAGCCGACAAAATCATTTGGTCCGTTATCACTGATTCGTCGCCGCCTGGGTTCGGGTTTTCGGCGGCGACCGCTGACGCATAGGCGGCGGCGATGTCCGCGGACGACGCGATAGGCCAGCGAATCTGGTCCGCCGCTGTGACGGGGTTCGGGCGTCCTTCGGCGGCGCAACACGCGGTCACGCGGTTGTTAAACGCTGGGTCGTTCGCACACTGGTAGTTCGTGTTGAAACTCATTCGCGGGTCCTTTTCGTTAGGGCGTGTAGGCCAGGGTCAGGGCGACGGACACGTTCGTAAATCCGACGGCTGTCGTGTTGTATGACTGCCAGGCGATTTTTTCGCCGACGTTCAGGCGTTGTGAAGCGAACCCGCCCGACACAGCGAACGCCAAATGTCCGACCGATGTTTGCGAACGGGCGACAGACGCGGCGCATATCACGTAGGTAACCCAGTATCCCGTCGCGCTGGTATTCATCGTGAACACAAACGACAGCGTGTACAGGCCCGCGTACTTACAGCCCGTCGCGTCGTAAATCAGAGGGTTATTCAGTAGACGAACGGTCAGGTCCTCTGGTCCGGCTGGGAACACAGTCCCGCCTGGGTACGAACCCAGCGAAATAAGTCCGCCAGCTACCGACAGCGACTGTGGAACCCAGGCGACAGGGGTTCCCCGCGCGACCCAGGTAATCCCTGTGTCCTGTGTCGTACAGACAGCCCCGACGCCCGCGGTCGCGGCGGGCCAGGCGGCGTCGCGGGCGGCGACCGTCGCGAACCGTGGAACGACCTGATTTTGTACGTAGGCGTTGAAATCTGTCGCTAACACTTCTTCGCCGATGACCCATGTTTTCTGTGGCATGACTTCCCCTATGCGGCTGTAAGAACGAAATTGCTATCTAGACGGTCCTGGCGATGTGGTCCCATCGTGAAAACTGCGCCCGCCTGCGCCGCTGGGCGAGTGTTGACTAGTTGCCATTTCACTTCCCAGGCGGCGCGGGTGATGCTGTGGGTGATGCCGAACACGCGACTGTTCACGTCTACGACATGTCCTGTCGGTATGTCGGGCGGCGACCAGTGGACACGAACCACGTCGGTAACGGGCGTCAGCCCTAGAACTGACTTCCACGGTTTCCATGGCGACGCGTCTACGTCGGGTCGCATCGTTACGTCGTCCAGCGTCACCTGTGGGTAGGCGTACAGGACGACGAGCGTTTGCGCCCATGTCGACGCCTGCGCGTCGCTGTTCAGTCCCAGGTCTGTTCGCGTGTAGTCGTAGCGTCCGTATTTGTCGACCGACGATTGCGATATCGCCGACTGACTCACGCCGCCGACGCGCGCCGCGTAGACAGCGTTTCGCATTTGGCGGTCGATAGCTGACGGCGTCGCGTCTATCAGAATGTCGTAGCCGACGCCACAGCCCAGCGTGACTGACGGCGGGACTGTGGTCGACCATGTCGAACGCGGTAGCCAGCGAAGTTCGCCCTTCGCTGTGAAGTAGACGTAACCCAGTTCGTCGTCCAGTGTTCGGTTCAACAGTTCCCAGGCGGGCTGGGCGAGCGTGGTCGCCTGTAGCGTCACGGTCCCGCCGCCGGCGGGGTCGATAACTGTTCCTGTCCAGCCGAAGAAGTCGACTATTCGGTGTATCCGCTGTTGCGTCGTGTCGCCTGCGCCCTGCGCGGGCTGTTCGGGGCGGTCTAGTCGGGCGAACATTTTCGTAGCGTCGCTGGCGACCAGTTTCGTTTCGCGGTTGTGTGGTTTCGTCGTCCAGTCCTGTTGCCAGCTGTCGGCTGTTCCTGTGAACAGCCAGTGAGTCGACACGGTCCCTGTGTCGCCGTCGACTACTTCGGCGAACGCTTCGACTGGGGTTCCTGGGACTAGGCGAGAGTGTCCGCCGTAGCTGAATGGTCCGCCAGGGTTCAGCGGGTCGAAGATTCCGCCAGGGTCGCTAATCGTCGCGGTCAGTGTTCCCGCGTCGGGTTTCGACAGAATGCCCTGTGATGTCGTCGCGCCCGTAATCACTTGTATGTCTGTGATGTCACAGGCGATGTCTACCCACAGGTCGCCCGCTGGCGTGACCGCGCCGCCGCCTAGAACGTTGCCAGCGTTGAGGCGGTCGAAGTTGTGCGCGCCCATGTGGAACGTGTTCCCCGCGCCTATCGCTGTGCGAACGAACAGCTTCGTGTAGCCACCCCAGCGCGGCGAGATTGCGCCGCCTGGCGTGTTCGTCGGCCAGGCCATGCCAGGACGCCACACGGCCATTAGGACGCCGTTCTAACGGGTACATCTAGCGGACCATTTCGGGCGACGTGTCCGCGTAGGGCGTTGACGACGGCGCGCTGTATCTGCGGCGAGTCCGCGCCCAGGCCCGTCGTCGTCACGTTCACGTTTATCACGGTCGACCCGAACGACCGCCCTACGCCGCTGAACTGTTCGCCTTCGTGGACGACAGCGAATCCTGTTCGCATGACTCGCCCGCCCGTTTGTAGCGTCGGAATGTTCGGGAACCCGATTGTCTGTCCGCCGACTGTGCCGATACCTGGTAGGTGTGTGTCGATAGACGGAATCTTGAATTCAAGATTGTTCCATGCGCGAATGACGGCGTTAATCGGTTTCACTATCGCCCCGACGATGTCGCCGACAGGCCCAGCGATTTTCGATACCAGCCCGCCCAGGAACGACACGACCGCGTCGAATTTTTCCTTTATCGCGTCGTAGACATCGGTCGCCGCCTGAATGGGTTTCTTAATCCAGTCGACTATGACCGTGATAGCTGACCCGATAGTGGTTCCCAGCCCGCCGAAGAAACGCGCCAGCGCGTCGAATTTTTCCTTGACCCAGTTCCACACTTCGGTAGCGCCAGCCTTGATCGTGTCCCAGTTGTTCACAATCAACGCGACGGCGATTCCGAACGGGCCTGTCAGTATCGCGAGTAGTAGCGGCCAGTTCGACTTAATCCAGTTGAACACAGCGACGGCGGCGTCTTTCAGACCGTCGAACGCCTTTACGACCGTGTCCCAGGCGGCGTCGACAAAATCACGGAACCAGCCGACTTTGTTGTAGGCGATGACGACGCCGGCGACCAGCGCGGCTATCGCCAACACGACCAGCATTATCGGGTTAGCCGCCATGATGAAATTGAACGCTGTCTGTACGCCGTTCCAGATTCCCTGGGCGACAGCGGCGAGATTCGACGCCAGTTCGTAAGCCTTCACAGCCAGGACGACGCCCAGTATCACGCCGCCCAGCGGAATGAGTAGGTCCATGTACTGCGTGAAGAACCCGACCAGTTTGTCTATGACGGGTAGCAGTTTGTTTCCTATCGTTTCCTGTAGTTCGCCGAACTTCACGCCCATTTTCGCTGTGCTGGTCGCGGTCGCCGCCGCCGTTCCCTGAACCTGTGATTCGACCGCGCCTAGTACGACTTTCTGCGCGCCCAGTAGGTCGCCAGATTTTTGCATCGCCTTTATCTGTTCTTTTTGGGCGTCCGTGAACGTCACGCCCGACTTACCCAGCGCGGTCATTCCCTTAGTGGGGTCCTGTAACGCCTTACCCAGCGCGACAGCGTTCGATTCGATAGACCCGAATCCTGTAGCGGCTAGGTCCGCGCCCGCCGCCGTCGCCCTGTCGAAGATTCCAGCGGCGCGCGCTGTCTCGTCACTGACCGCGCCGAACGTCGCCAGCTGAGCCTGACCCGCCATAATCGCGTCGTCCGAAACGCCTATCTGCGTCGACAGCGACGACGCGTAATCCTGCGCCGCCTTCGACGCGTCGCCCGTCGTGTCGCCCATGGAACTGAACACGCTGTCTAGTCGCGCCGCTGAAACCTGCGCGTCCTGCGCCGCCTCAAACGACGCCTTCCCGAAACTCACTATCGCCGCCGTACCCAGCGCGCCGCCGATTGTCTTTCCTAGACCCGACAGTTTCGACCCTGCGCCGCCCGCCTTGTCTTCGACCAGGCCCATTTGTTTTAACGCCTTCGTCGCGTCGGCGATGATGTCGATTTTCAGTACTGCGGGCGCGGCCATGTCAGCGTCGTTTCCGGTCTAGTTCGTTCAGGATTTCGACAGCGGTTACCAGTGACCGCGTGTCCTCTAGCCACGCGTCAGCGGCTACACCTGTCCGAATCGCCAGCGACACAGCGGTATGTCCTAACGATCCGGCTGGGTAGGGTCCAACAGGTCGCCGTCGTCTTCTTCGACTGTGTCGGGAATGGATTCCAGAACCTCTAGGAATGAGTCGTAGTCGCGGGGAACGTTCGACATGTTCAGTCGCCTCATCGCGTGGTGCGCGACTCTGAATGTCATGTCTAACGCCTTCGGGCTGTTCGGGTCGATAGTGACAGCCGCCCAGTCGCGCGCGCTGGTCTGAACCTCTACGGGGTCCTCGCCCTTTAGGGTCACGCGCATTTTCTGCCAGGCCATTACGCCGCCGTCACTTTGTCTAACGCCGTCTGAATGTCTTCCAGATAGACGGCTAGCCATTCGTCCTGTGTCTCTACAGCGGCGTTCGATATAAACGGGTTCGCGTCGATATGACGGGCGGGCCAGCCCCAGTGGATAGGACCCGCATACGGGACCGCCGCAGACCCCGCCATGATGCGCGCCCGCGCGACCTGTTTCGCTGTGCGGACGTTGCCGGCGAGCCGCCCAGACCGTCGCGGGGCGAGTGTTGACGCCCTGTCAGCGACGATTTGGGCGGCGCGTGTGTTGGCGTCTTTCAGTTCGGTTATGTCGACGCCTGCGCGTTTCATCGTGCGCGACAGTTCAGCCAGCCCGACGACTTGAAACGTCACGCCGCCTTCACTCACGCGTCGACCGTCTGGCGTTCGTCGGTCGCTGTCGCCGCCTGTGTGACCGTGTCGCCAGGGGTTCGGGTTACGTCGCCGATAATCCCAAACTCAAAGTCCGACGTGATACGAACGTTCACGTCGCCGCCGTATGTCTCGCCTGGGACTTCGATACGACAATCGCCAGTCAGGACCGTTCCTGTCGCGGGCGTGAAACTGAACGCGACTACGGCTAGGTCGTTGTCCCAGCAATAGTCGATAAACGAACCAGACGACGCGGACCAGTCCTGTATGACCGTTCCCGCCAGCGACCGCCCGCCCAGTTTTCGCCCTGGCGGAATCGTGTCGCCGCACAACGTTTCCACGGCGTCGCCGTCGTCGTCGTAGGTGCTGTTGATTCGACAGTTCGTGATCTGACAGCTGAAATCTTCGGGCGTCGCGCCCAGCGTCAGAATTCCGTCTTTCAATCGTGATTCGGTAATGGTCATTTAAACCCCTTCGGTGTATTCGATTCGGTAGGCGGGAAACGACGGGTTATCTGGCGACAGTGAGTACTGCGTCAGGGTCGACCGCGTGACGGGTAGGACTTCGGCGACCTGTGTCTCTAGTGCGTCTAACGCCTTGAATGCGTCGGCGTTACCTGGGCCTGGGACCAGCGCGATTAGTTGCCAGCCCGCCGTAAACCCACAGCCGATGTCGTAGGTTTTTGTCGGCGGCGTCACTAGGACACACGGCGGGGTCGCGCCGCGCGGGTCGACCGTCGCGACGATGTCCGCCGCCGTGAGTAGGGCGACCAGTTCTAGCCCGCGTTCGTAGGCGGTCGTCATGCGACGACGTTCCGCTGGTACTCGCCCAGTTCCAACAGCGAACGAACGTCGGGGTCTAGACGCGGCGTTAGCGAAATGCCCAAATCGGCGAACGCGGCGACGCCCTGAACGGACCCGCGACGCCCATACAGACGCGCCGCCGTCAACACAGCCGCTTCGTCAGCCCTGGCGGGCCATTCGGCCAGGGGGTCGCCGAATTCGTCGTTCGTGATATCGGGACGCCATGTCGCGACCCAGTCGTTTGCTGCGGCGACCGCCGCCTCTAGTGCGTCCTGGTCGACGGTAGACGCGGGGTCTACGCCTAGATGGATTCGCACAGAGGCGACGGTCGCTGGCATCGCGCTACCTACTTCGCCGACGCCGCTGTTGCGGCGGTCGCTGACACCGAACATTCGGCAATCGCCAGCGGTTCGGTAATGGCTACCAGTGCGCGAATTTCTGCCAACAGTAGAACGATGTTGGAAATAAACATGTCGGCGTGACTGTCGGTCATGTACAGCGACGTAGAACCACGGTCGAAAATCTGGATACCAGACTGGAAGTCGCCGACGTAGGCGGTCCCTGCGGCGAGTCCGTTGACGGGGATTACTTTCATTCCCCAAACAGACCCGTTCGTGACTGGTCCCGACAGCGTCCCATTCATAATGCCGATGTCGATGCCGTAGTGATCTGCGCCCCAACGGGCCTGCACGCAGACCTCGCGGTCGAGGCACTCGAAAACGGAAAGCACGCATTCATCGAGAAGCCAATTGCGACGACTGCGCACGATGCGTCCCGCGTCATCGACGCCGCTGCAAAGTCCGGGCTGACGGCGATGGTCGGATTCAGCCGGCGCCTGCATCCTCTGTATATACAAGCGAAGAAAATGATTGCCGACAACGAGCTCGGGCGGATTCACGCAATCCAGTCGGCTTTTTGCGAGCCGATGTCACCGGCCGAAATGAGTGACTGGCGAAAAAGCCGCAACGATGGCGGAGGAGTGCTGCTTGACCTGGGATCGCATCACTTCGATCTCGCACGATGGTTTCTCGACGACGATGCAGCGACGGTCGGCTGCTCGACGGATTCTGATGCTGCTGAAGGACACACTGCGAGAGTCGCGATTGAAATGAAATCCGGGGCGACTGTGCAGAGCTTCTTCTCTTTTCGCACTGCGCGCGCCGACTACATGGAGTTCATCGGTGAGCGAGGCACGCT